CGTTAATAGGCTCCTTTGTAAAAAACAACTGGTCATCACCACCAGCAATAATAGCAAAATCGTCCCCCGGGCCTTGGAAACCTTGTGCCATCAATGCCGCCATCGTACTGGAAATGGTGAAAACCGTGTTGCCTTCAGTGGTGTCAGAGTCGCCGGATGCGCGCGTCCCAACGGTCGAATACTTCAACCCAAAACGTGAGAAACCAGTTTTATCAATCTTGCCAGCCACAGCATCTACTACTCTTCGAGGGGCTTTTATGACAGACGAATAAAACTTATTCACCCGCTCGAAAGCGGGCCGTTTGAGATGAGCATCAAACCGCACAGCATCACCAGCGTAGTAATTGGGAAAACGTTCGCTCCAATGCTGAACGAATTCACCAACTTTCTCCGCAGTGAGGCCCGGGGCGTAGCACACCGGTGACTCAACACCTAGAACTCTATTGTGAACTTTGGAAAGTGAGTAGAAAAACGGGCCAATGCTGGCTTGCAAACGGTCAGTCATGCCTTGGATGGCACGAGGTGCAAACTCAACATCTTTAACCCATTTCTCAATCTTGACAAAGAAATTGCGATAGTAATCCTTAGCGGTCAACTTGAAGTCAACCAAGGTATCTTTCGCAACCCTCATTCGGGCTCGGAAAGCAGCGCCATAACCCTCGCGACTCAGCCAATCTTCCCAATTCGTGATTTTAATCGGAAAAGATTCGCCTACGCGAGTTGCAGCTGCCTTATAGTAGCCTTCAAAATTGTCAAGAACAGTGTCCCACGCCCCACGCGCACAGCCAGGCACAGCCAACAAGGCACGATTGGTCAAAGAAACCAACTCATTGCACTGGCACGCAGCGGGTACTGACACTGGATACTCTTCTGAAGCGGCGCCAAACACAGTTGGTCCGGCACTATTACGGTGCCCATGCTCCTCGAGAATAACATACTTACTTCCTTGGTCCACGTCCAAACTTGGCTGTTTGGAATGATATGCGGGGTATTGAGTTGGGCCGTTCATATCAACGAAGCGAGGAAATGAACCATAAACAGGGTCCACAAGGTCGCACATGCCATTAACCGTACGCGGTCGCTCGGAAGCGGCCACAGATTGCGTCACTAGCATCATCAATATTACATAAGTCCAAAACAATCGAGAGGTTGGTAACCCTGCTGCGAAAACCTTTTTACGGACGTCAGTGTAACCAAACACGACGCCTAAGGCAACCCCGAGGATAGAAACTACGCCAAACGCATTTAGGTAGGCCAAAGTTTCACACACACGCCCAAACCAGGGACCCAAGGCATAACAAACATTACAAAGACCCCAAGAAACCAACTTGAGGAACAGAATGCTTAGAAATGCCCCGAACACTATTCGGCCAGTTTTACCCAGCTCCCAGTTTTTAAGATTGGCGTTGTGAACAGCAATCTCGGGGCCGCGTTGTTGCAAGCCCACGATCATGTCATTCTCCCCTGGATGAACATAGGTGAGAGCATCCTTAACAGACACAACCACCATTTCTTCTCGCAAGATTTCCGGGATGTCAAGTTTCACATGAGGATCACGTCCAGACACGATGCGTCTGGCGCGACGATAAAGTTCAGTCTGCAACCTGGGGTCGCGCGATTGACCTTAGGCCCAAAGCCTCAATTCAGTCGTAAGCGCAACCGGTAACGGCAGCATTGGCTGTTCTTCGTCGTCTAAGACATGTGCAAACTCATAACCAAGAAGCCGCGGCATTTCCCGACTAACCTCCCGGTTACTGTACAGCATCCGATAAATGGCTACCTCGTCCTTGGGCCCAGTGCTTGTGGCATGCTTCCAAACGAGGTTGCCCCAAGCGGGACTCGTGGAATGCAGCCATGCACAAGCATTGTGCGGCCCATACGGAACGTTACCATTACCTTCAACCATAGCAACTACTTTACCCCCTGGCACCCACATATAAGCATACTCTCCCCCAAACCTAGTGCCTTGATACGCGTCAAACTTGGTAACACCAAATAAGAACTCGCACTTGACACGGTTATCTCTCCCTGTTTCCAAGCTGAACTGGATTACATCATTGAAGAACTTCTCCACCGTAGCGAGGCCAATATCATAAACGTCGTACAACAGTACAACGATACTGACCATATTACGGTGAATGAACGTTTCTTCAACAGCGCGAACAACATGACGGCAGAAACGAAACTCACATGCACATGTGGTTCCAAAGGCCTTATTGTCACGTACATTCTCGATGCTATCATCAACTCGCATAACGTCCCAAGCTTCAAGAAGTGGTCTCTGGAAATGAAAAGGCGTGTTCCGCCTAGCCAGAGCCCCAATTCTCTCATGAGCAGGAACGTTAAGACAGGAGGGTCGAGTATTACTTTCCCCAACACAGACGTACAGACTTGTATTGGGATTAGTAAAATCAGAGATGGTAACGTCGTAGAAGATGGCGCGCGCCAAAGCACCGTTAGGATGTGAGTGAGCCTTGCCTCCCACGAAATCGACATGGCACTGCCGATCCGCCCAACTGTAATCCTCAATACGACCGCGAAAACCCACTCGAACTCCCGTAGGATGAATAGGCACGCGAGCAACAAGATCGGTTCCGTAAAACTGATCATACTGGTCAACATTTCCAACATTTTGA